CCAGACTACAGAATCCTGTAGTTGTGTGCAACAGGATTCTGTAGATTTTTGCAGTGGCAATTCGACGGGGCTACTGGATCGCGAGATGGGCGGATGTCACCATTGCCCCTTACGGCGGGCGCCGCGGCGCCGCGCGATGCATACGAATGGATACAGGGGACAGGGATGAAGAAGGTTCTGATCGCAGTTGCCACCGTGCTGGCGCTGTCCGCATGCTCGTACACCAGGCAGCAGGCCAGCTTTGCTCCGACAGTGGTTGTGGCAAAGAGCCAGGAGGGGCAGGGCGCACCGGTTGGGCTACGGGTGGTTGACGAGCGGCCCACTAAGTCCCTCGGTCATCGCGGCAACTTCCACGGCAAAGCTGCCGAGATCACCACAACGCAGGACATCGCCAAGGTATTTGAAGAGCAGGTGGCCGAGGGGCTGACCAGCCGCGGGTTCAGGGTCGTGCCCTACTCGGAGTCCGCGACCAAGCTGTCTATCGAGATCCGCGCGCTGGAGTACTCGACCTCTATCGGTTTCTGGAGCGGCGGCGTCGCCGTCAACGCGGCCATGAAAGCTGTTGCGGCCAAGCCTGGCGACAGCTACGAAAAAATGTACATCAGCGACAAGGAACGCCGCGTTCTGTTTGTGCCCGCCGCTGGCAAGAACCAGGAAGATCTCAACAATGGGGTGTCGTCGGTTCTGGGCGAGCTCTTCGCTGACGCCAGCCTTTTCAAGTTCTTGGCGCCCAAAGAAAGTGCTAACGCCGGCGGCATCGAGTAAGGCATTCGTGCACCGCCGCCATTCGCAGGCGGCGGTGTATTGAGCGTCGCGCGGCTTACGAGAGGGCAGTACCCGTCCGTTCCTTCTCACACATTGCGGCGGCGACCTCGTCCATCGACATGATCAGCACGATCGTCTCGGACTCTGGCTTCATCGGAACCAGAACTCCGAAGAAAGGACTGTAGCCGGCGTATGCGCCATAGCTGTTCTTAGAGTTCACCTGTCCGCAAAGGGAGTGGACAGGCTCGGGGCCAGGCTTCACGTAGACGAGCACGTCCTTGAACTTGGCGGAATCAGCATCCTTGAGCTTGTTGTCAAAGCTTGAGCGGATGAGGGCTATCTCCTTAGCCGTAGCCGGCCTAGTTTTCGGCTCCGCGGAGCTAACGCCTGACGCGGCCAACCCGCATACCAGCATCCCTATCAGTACACGATTTTTCATCCTAGTTGAGCCTTTCTATCCGGTTGCGAAGGTAGACTTTTCCGCCGACGACCGTCGTCGCGGGTAACGGGAACGCTGGGTAGAGGGCGGCATTTGCACTCACGACGTACACCGCATCGCCGCGGTCCTGCAGCGCCTTGATCTGCTGGCCATTTCCCGTATTGATCAGGTAGATGCCATCGCCGTCGAAGGCGGTCACGCCCGTGTCGACGATCAGGGCCTCGCCCGGCTGAATCACCGGGATCATCGAGTCGCCCCGACCGGTGACCAGCACCAGGCGCCCCGGGGGCGGCACGAAGCCGACGACTGACCGGATATAGCCAGGCTCGAAGTCCATGGCCCGTACCACCTCCGGGTAATCCTCGTTGACTCGTCCTTCCCCCATGCCTGCTTCTCCGTCCAGTTGCTGGACGTGAACATAGTCCGGCGTGGTCTCAGACGCCGCGACCCTCGCGGAAGGGGCCGGCGCCCCGACTTCCTCTTTGGGGCCCTTGCCGGTTTCAAGCCAGCGCAGCGATACGCCCAAGGCATCTGCGATTACCCGCAGCTTGGTGCTGGTCTGCATGCCTCCACGTTCCAGCTCGGCCAGGGTGCTGTAGCCGACCCCGGTCGTCTGCGCGAGCGCGGTGCGGCTGATGTTCTGCAGGGTCCGCTCTTTGCGGAGTCGGGTGCCGATGGTTTCCATCGAACAATGGTCACAGAACTCTGTAACAGAATGCTGTTGACTGGTATTACAGGATTCTGTAGCTTGCATGTCCATGGACTGGAAATCCCACATCGAAGGGTTGTTGAGCGCCGGCGCGACTGTTGATCAGTTGGCTGTCGGAATGGGCGTTACGCCCAATGCTGTTCGCGAAATCCTGGCTGGACGTACCAGGTCACCGCGCGCTGAAGCAGCTTTCAAGCTGGCGGCTATGAAGCCCGAGCACTACGGGAGCCACCGGGCCGTGATCGGCGCGGAGGTCGATAGCCGCATGAGCAAGCGCGCGCTGCGGGCCAAGTTCGGTTTCAAGACCGATGCGCCCTTGGCGAAGCTGCTGAAGCTGCCCGTTGAGCAGGTGGAGGCCTGGCCGGAAGAGCAGGGCGTTCCCGCGCTGCCGCAGGTTCTGAGGCTGCTGGGTGTGCAGGAGACGCCGCCGGCCGCCGAGGCCGCGCCGCACGACCCGGACGCTGACCGAATCATCAACGTGGAGGCTGCCTGATGGCTTACACGTGCACGAGCCGCTCGCAGGTCGAAACGACCTCAAAGCCGTCCTCGACTGCATTGACCGCACTTCCGTCCGCCAGCGTGTACCGGGCAAGGCCTTCGACCCAGCTTCTGCCGCTGAGCCCTGAGGTTTCGATGCGGGTTCGGTGCTTGATGACCGATACCACGCGTCCGTCTTCCCCTCGCGTTTCGATTCGTTCCATGTCCATGGAGAACCCCAATGTCTGAGTTGACCCCCGAGCAGGCCCGGGAGCATCACCTGTCGCGCATTCGTGAATACGCAGTCAAGCGCGACCTGAGCGGTGAGCATATCGCACTGATCTTTCAGGCTGGCATTGCTGCGGCGGGCCAGCTGCGGCCTGACCTGATCAAGAGCGAGGCTGCCTGACATGCGCGCTCGCTTTCCGCGGATCTCGTCGCTGCTGGCCAAGGAGCCGCCGAAGAGCGCGGGTATTCGGCCTGCCAAAGCGTTTCCTTCCGCAACGACGGATGCAGGCATCCAGTGGACCCTCACTGAAGAACAGGTGAGGGAGTCACTGGAATGGTGGGCTGGTGCGATCGCCGCTGAAGAAATTGCGGCGTGGCAGCGATACCACGCCGCTAGTGAGTCTCGCCGCGCTCCGCGAAGGTTTCGCGTAGCCGCGCGATGTGCGCGTCGAGTAGCGCTGATTGTTCGTCTTTTCCGTTGGCCTTTGAAAGCAGGGAGTTGAGCGAAAGCCTGGTCACGTAGTCCTCCACGTCCAGGACTTTTCGGTGATCCAGCGCCATCGCCAACGAAAGAACCGCCGTCATAGCCACCTCGTACCTTGCTTCGTCCATGTCGCCCTCCGTGCGGGCTGAGTTGTTCGCACATCCAGCGTAACGCAAGGAGGGCGGCGCCCTCGATCCCTGAGTTGATCTTGTCCATGGCGCTCATGTTGCGCCGCCACACACCCCGAATCCACGTTCACAGAGTCCCTTCATGAACATCATCGATGCCGCCCACAAGACCGTGCACGCCTACCCAGGCGGTAGCGAGTCGCTCGCCCCGCGCATTGGGATGTCGGCGGCGGTGCTGCGCAACAAGGTCAACCCGAACAACACCACGCACCACCTGACCCTAGCGGAAGCCAGCGAGATCATGGCCAAGACCGGCAACGACAGCGTGCTGCACGCGCTGGCCGCCGAGCATGGCTACACGCTGTCCAAGACCGAGGCGTCGCCGAGCGGCAGCCTGATCGGCTCGCTGTTGGCGGCCAGCGGTGCCAAGGGCGACCTGGCAGACCTGATCGCCGACGCGATGGAAGACCAGCGCATTACCCCGAACGAGGCTTCGGCCATCGCCCAGCACTGTTCCCGCCTACAGGCGATCTTCGCCGAGCTGGCCCAGCACGCCGCGGCGGCTGCCGCGAAGGATGCCCCATGAATCACCCTGCACGATCCACCGACCCCAGCACGAGCCACGAGGCGGCGAGCCACGTCGTCAGCAGCGGCGTGCAGACCCAGCAGCAAGCCTGCGCCCTTGCGGCAGTGCGCCAGCACCCGGGGCTGACCAGCGCCGAGCTGTCCCAGGCCAGTGGCCTCGATCGATTCATGCTCGCTCGCCGTCTTCCGGAGCTGCTGGAAGCAGAGCTGGTTTGCCATGGCGAAGCGAGGAAGTGCGCGGTCAGCGGCCGGCGCGCGATGACGTGGGACCTGGTTTCTGCCGGCGACCGCAACGAACCTGCGGCGGCCTGACCCATGAGCATCAGCCTGATGACCGCCGCATGGCGCCTTGACCTTGCCGCCGCGCCGAAGCTCGTGCTTCTGGCGATGTGCGACTGGGCCAACGATGACGGTGCGAGCCTGCACCCGTCGGTGCGGCTGGTGTCGATCCGTGCCTCGATGAGCGAGCGCAACGCGAAGCGCGTCCTGCACAACCTGATCGATGCCGGCTGGCTGTCGGTGGTGGGCAATTCCCTGGGCGGCAAGCCGGGCATGACCCGTCAGTACCAGCTCAACGTCGCAGCGATCATGCGCGGCTCGATCGACCCGACGGGTGACAACTTGTCACGGGTGACAAATCAGGCGGGGACGGGTGACACCACGGGTAAGAGACGGGTGACAAATGGAGCAGAGACGGGTGACACGGGTGTCACCCTAACCACCATAGAACCATCAGTAGAACCACCAAAAGCAAAGAAGCGCGCAAGCGCGCCGACCGCCCACCCGGCGGATCTGGATTTCTCGACCTGGCCGACCCTGCCGTCCGCCCAGGTCCTGGCCGACTGGCTGCAGCTGCGCCGCCAGCGCCGCGCCCCGGTGACACCGACCGTGCTCACCAGCTTTGGCCACGAGCTGCACCAGGCCGCTGCCCTCGGCTTCACCGTCGATGACTGCCTCCGCAAGTGCTGCAACCGCAACTGGCAGGGCTTCGAAGCTGCCTGGCTCGAACGCGAGCTGACCACCACCAACCGTCCCACTGGAGGCCCCCATGCAATCCGTCGCGAATCTCCTGCCGAGCGTGTCCTCCGCAATGCCATCGATGGCGAGCGCGCCGACGCAGACGCCACGCGCGGCCCTGTCCTCGACGGTGACTCGCACCCTGTGGGTTCGAATGGCTGAGATCTACGGCGGCCGCTGGACGGGCAGCTACGGCGACAACCCGAACGAGGGCGCCGCGCTGACCTGGGCGAAGGGTCTGGCCGGCCTGACGGGCGAGCAGCTGGCCGGCGGCATCAGCGCCTGCATCACCTGCGCCGACCCGTGGCCGCCGACGCTGCCCGAGTTCCGACTGCGCTGCCTGGGCGTCCCCGCGTTCGCCGCGGTGCGCGCCGACGCGGGCAAGCAGGATGGGTTCACCCGGCTGGTGTGGCAGTACCTCGACGGACACCGCTACCGGATGGCGAGTTCGGACATGGCCGACCGCCTGCTGCGAGAGGCGTATGACCAGGCCCGCGAGCACGTGATGCGCGGCGGGACGCTGCCGGAGGCACCGGTGGCCGAGATTGAGCACCAGATCCGCGAGCAGGTGCCGGCGAGCCGCGAGCAGGTGCAGCAGCACCTCGCGGAGATCGCTCGCGAACTGCACCTGTCGGAGACGGAGGTCGAGGCGATGGGCGTGGCCGGGCTGATGGATGCCGGTGCCGGCGCAGCGGAGGCGGCCTGATGCGCGCGCTGCGGACCCAGCTGGACATCTTCGAACACGACCCCGCGCGGCTGGCCAAGGCCAACCGTGTGGCGGCCGAGACGGCGCTGATCGACGTGCAGTTCACCGCAACCGAGCGCCAGGAGCGCCACGACTACTACCTGGGCGAGGCGCTTCGGCTTGAAGCGCTCGCCCGCCAATGCCATCGCGCGCCGGCCCGCCGCCGCCGCGCCGCCACACAGACAGGAGCAATAGCCCGATGAAACCACTGGTCATCTACCACGCCAACTGCGCAGACGGGTTCACCGCGGCGTGGGCCGTGCGCCAAGCGATGGATTGCGACTTCCACCCCGGCGTGTATGGCGAGACGCCGCCGGACGTGGCCGGCCGGGACGTGATCCTGGTGGACTTCTGTTATCCGCGCGCTGTGCTGGCGTGCCTTCAGAAGGCGGCGCGAGCAATCCTGGTGCTGGATCACCACAAGACTGCGGAAGCTGAATTGCAGCCCTCGAGTGAGCCTGGCCTTGAGCTGATGCGCTTCGACCTTAGCGTGGTCCTCCATCGCTGGAACTGGGAGCGATTCCAGAACTTGGTAGCCCTAGACGGGCAAGAGATCGAGAACGCCTGCGTGTATGCGCTTTTTGACATGGACCGTAGCGGGGCCGGAATTGCCTGGGACTTCTTCCACCCTGGTCAGGCCCGTCCGGAGCTGATCGACCACGTGGAAGACCGCGACCTGTGGCGCTTCGCCCTCCCGGGCACGCGCGAGATCCAGGCGGCGGTCTTCAGCTACCCCTACGAGTTCGACGTCTGGGACCTGCTGATGGAGACGCCGATGGAGACGCTGCGTGCCCAAGGCGTGGCGATCGAGCGCAAGCACCACAAGGACGTGGCCGAGCT